CAATTACGCCATTTTGGCAAGAGTCTATTTGTCGATTGCATGGCGGAGTAAACAAGGGTGATTTTGTGCGCCTCCAGCTTATATCGTATGAGTTGATTGAATTGTGGTCGGCTGGAATGTTCCAATTTGATATTGAAGGATGGACACCATGCCTTGACATTGATTATTTCCGCCGTCTATCACAGAGGGATCAGGAATCAAAAGAGATAATTCGTAGAATGAAGCGGAGCGCCACGAAGACCAATTTAAGCGGCCTATACAAGTGTGGGCATAGGGCCATAACACCGTCAAGTGGTAATATCCTGGCCTGTTGCGTATGCCGGGCCCATCCTATAAAATTGCTAAAAAAATTATAATAAACTATAAAAAATAGTTGAATTTAACACTATTATATATGCATTATTTGTGTATTGAAACCCACTTAAACAAGAAAAGAACACCGAGCGGTGTCATGCAATCGAAGAAACAATTGTAGAACAGCCGAAACCGAACTACTTCACCTACAAGACCAAGGCAGACTCCTCCCTATATGAGCCGTATCAACTGCGGCCGTATAACCCAGATGACATATATCAGAAACGTGGAAACTATGACCTGTTCGATGAGATGCGGCAGGACGAACAGATTTCAGCCGTACTATCCCTAAAGAAATTCTTCATCCTTAATGGTGAGTGGGTAATTCAATGCGACGATGAGAACATAAAGAAATTCGTTGAGGATGCATTATATCAATATACCGAAGACCGTTTCGAAAGCTATCTATACAGTATTCTATCGTGTCTCGATTATGGTTTTTCTCTATCCGAGAAAATATGGGCGCGTGTAAATGTTCCGTCATACGGTCAAAAAATCGTTTTACGTTCAATCAAAACACGCGCCCCGCACTCATTCGAAATTCATACAGATACATACGGAAACATTTCCGAGATCAAACAGGATCAGGGCGGGCGATGGATTGCCATACCATACGATAAATTCATCCATTACACATACATGGAGGAGTTTGACAATCCATACGGGCAACCAGAATTGAATCTTGGTATTTACCGCGCATGGTGGTCAAAAAACGCTCTGATTAAAATGTGGAATATTGCACTGGAGAGATTTGGAAATCCCCCGGTGGTGGGAAAGTACCCGCAGAGCATGGTAAAGGAAAAGGACAATCTTAAAGCGGCACTTTCGAACATCCAGACAAAGACCGCAATCGTCATACCTGAAGAAATCGCAGTTGAACTTCTAAAGGGTGATCCGAAAAACGACGCATTCAAACAAGCTATAGATTTCTACAATACCGTCATCGCCCGCAAAATGCTTATACCTGATCTTATGGGTATTTCGGGTAGTGAAACCTCCGGCGGGTCCTACGCGCTCGGCCAAGCTCAATTCGATATGTTTTATAACAACATCGGGCAAGAGCGAAAGAAGTTAGAGCGTGTTATTAACCGCGCGATTATTCAACCGCTTGTACTGTGGAATTTCGGTGCCGGTAAAGAAGTAAAGTTTGTATTCCAGACTGTTGATTACAAGGAGCGGCGTGAGGACCTAAAGGTATTCTTGGAGGCGGTAAAGACCGGCAAGATTCCAGTAATGTTTGAGCATGTAAATTGGTTTCTTAAACAGATTAACGCGCCTGAAGTCGATAAGGCAGAGTTTGAAAAGCTCGAAGAGGAAAAGAGGGAAATTGCCGAACAGATCCAGGGCGGGCCCGGTGAAAAGCCTGGAGAAGAAAAGGACGATGAAAAGCCGGCAAAAAAGGGAACTAAACCAGCTCCCACGAAGAAAGAGGAATTTACCGTAAAGGAATACGAGAATAAATACGACTCACAGATCAACTACGACTACATAGAGAAAACACTCGATAGCATAGAGAAGACTTTCATTACCGATTTGTCAAAGGTGATGCGGCTGTCAATCAATTCACTGATTGACGATATTCAGCGTAAAAAGATAATTGAGGGGAAACGATACGACGCATTAAACAAACTGTCGTTTTCCAATATGTCGATGATAAAGAAAGTGTATTCTGACAATATGCTTTCTGCGGCTCAATTCGGAAGGACCTCCGCGCGGCAGGAAATGCAATATGCAGAGGAAGAAATTTTATCACAGCTCGGTAGTGAGGACGCGGCACGGCTGTTTGAAGAATATGTAGACTTATTTGCCAATGATGATGCCGGTGAAATACTGAGGCGTTCAAAATCTGTAATTCTCAATTCAATCCGTAACGGTATGGGTGTCAAGGAAACTATCGCCGCATTAAGAACGGCGCTTGTTGACTATACGGGGGACACATCTTCGAATAGGCTTGAAAGGCTTGTTAGGACATCAACAAGCAGAGCCTATAATGAGGGGCGGGCGCTATCGTTTAGTGAGTCTGTGCGTGAGGGTAGAATAATAGGTTTTGAATTTTCGGCGGTCATGGATATAAGGACAAGTGATGTATGTGCGGCATTAAATGGCAAGGTATATAAGCCTGATTCACTGTCAACCGTAAATCCTCCGCTTCATTTCAATTGTCGATCAATACTTGTCGCGATTCACGACGACGAACAGGTAAACGAATATAACGAGTTACCTAAATTTGATGTAGATGAGTGGGGATTTTTAAGACTTTCAAAGGAGCAAGCAATTGGCAATTCCTAATACAATCGGGGCACATCGATATCCGTACAGCAATTCACCGGAGAGAACTATGGTGCAATTTTTCGCATCAGGTTCAACCAATGCGGCATTGAGGATTATTCCTACAAATACTGCGGCATACGGAATGAAGTTTCACATTACAAAGCTGAACGTCGGAGTGACTAACGCAAGCGCCGGAGCATCGATGGTTGTAAAACTCATGGGAGATACCGTTCTCGGCGTACCCGGTACTGTGAATAATCAGTCGGTGATTGACTTTTATCCGACGTACCTACAGTCACAATCTTATGCAACGGCAACGTCAACGCCGATTCTGTGTCTTGCATCTGGAGCGACTGTCGGCATGTATTGTTTTGTACAGGGTTTTTGGAAATGATAAAGATATTACGGAATAGAAAATAATAAGGATTAAATAAATGGCATTAACGAACACGATTACCGCAAAGGCATTTCAGTACGACAAGGAAAACGCGGTTACTCCAGGATGGGAACTTTTGCAGACTTTAGGGTCTGCACTTAAAACGTCTGGTGCAATTAAGATTTTCGCAGCGGCTACCGCAAGCGATGATTTCAGGCTTCTCAGTCTTATTGTGAGCCCTACAGATCCTACTTCCACATCGTATCTCACGGTGTACGCGGGAACAGATGCGATTTGTATCCTTCCCACGGCATCGACGAGCCCGGTGTGTCTTAATTTTGCGCCGTATGGTTTGGCTTGTGGGACTACTACGACTAACACCGTGTCACTTTTCATTACGACCGCGACGCAGACCGTGGCTTTCGTTGCACAGGGGCTGAGGAAAGTATAATGGATGAGCCTATAAAGAACATCATCGAAAAAAAAGCCTTCGATGTTCTTGATGTTCCTATTTTCAAGACCGGGAATTGGAATGGTGCGCCCGTCACCGAAAATGACCTTGACGAAATAGTCAGGAGTTTTGCGGAGATAGGCGGGACGATAAAGCCGTACCTTAAACTCGGCCACGACAAGGGACAAAAACTACTCCAAGAAAATGGGTACCCTGCGGCGGGATGGATCACGAATGTAAAAAGATTCGGCAATGAAATACGGGCAGACTTTAAACAGGTCCCAGAAAAGATAAAGAATCTTTTGGACCTCAAGGCATACGGCCGTATCAGTTCAGAGATTTATCACAATCTTAAAAGCGGCGACAAGGTTTATCCGCGTGTTTTGAAGGCTGCGGCACTGCTCGGAGGTGACACTCCGGCCATTAACACGTTGGATGATTTCATAGACCTTTATCAAGAGACGGAAATTGATGCAGACCTAATTGTATATGATAATTACGAGGTAAAGAATATGAGCGATGAAAACAAAGACCTTGAAATGAAACTCAAGGAATATGAACTTGCTATCGTAGAAAAAGAGGCGAAGTACGCAGATCTGGAAAAGGCGCATTCTGAACTTTCGGCCAGACTGGATCAGGTCCAGAAGGAAAGCCGTCAGAAAGAAGTGTCAGATTTCATCAACGCCAATGTGGCTGACGGTAAGATCGTTCCCGCACAGGTGGAATGCTATACCGAGCTGGCAATGTCGGAAAACGGTTTCGATCTTGTGAAGAAGATCGTTGAATCAATGCCGAAGATTGTTGAATTTGAAGAGAAATCCACGGCGGCCGGTTCATCCGACAAGACCTTTTCAAATTCCAGCGTAGAAGATCCCGAAATAAAACTTGAAGCAGACATCAAAGAGTACATGGACAAAAACAAAGTGTCATATCGTGACGCTTACAAAGTTATTGCAAGCAAGGAGAGTTAATCAATGGCAATAAGCGGAGTTGGCAACGGTGTTGATGTAAGCTTCATCCCTGGATCGGATATGCTTACCACCACCACGCAATTTCTCGTTGTCGGCATGGCTCCCACTTCTACTGTCGCTAACCGGACTGTTTTTCTTGCCGGTTCAGGTGGAGTGGGCGCGACCATGTGTGCCGACGGCGCAATAGGTATTAACCAGGACTATCTTTCGTCTGGTTCTCAGGTGTGTACCGTGCGTATGCTCGGTATTTCTAAGGCTGTATGCGCTGAATCAATAGGCGCTGGTTCTTTTGTCATGGCGTATTGGGGAGTGTCCACCACGACCATGGCCGGTAGAATTGTACAGGTTGACAATGGGGTGTCCATTACCGCAGCTACGGCAAGTATTTCCGCACAAACCGTCATACTCGGTAGGGCACTTGAAAACGGATCGACCAACTCGGTTATTTCAGTGTTCGTCAATCCGCAACTTTACGATAGGTCCCTTGTCGGATCTATTAACATTACTTAAGGGGGGCTGAGAGATGCCACAAGGATCATTAAGAATTAAATCGGCCCTCTCTAACGTAGCGGTACAGTACAAGAACGAAAACTATATCGCTGCTGATGTGATGGGCGAAATTCCGGTCAATAAGGACGCAGGGTACTATTGGATATATGCGAATGATTTTCGCATAGAGGAAACCAAGAGAGGAAATAAGGCTCTTGCGAATATGGCAACCTGGGCGGCTTCTACCAGCACTTACACTGTGCAGAAGCACGCGCTCAAGGATGCGCTGTCGGAAGAGGACCGCATGAACTCCGATCTGCCAGGTAGTCTTGACGTGGATACTACCGAGTATCTGACTGACAAGATCATGCTCCGGTACGAGTACGAGGTTCACAAGCTTCTCTTTACGACTACGTCATTCAGCAACAACACGACACTGACTTCGGCAACCTCGTGGAGGTACAACACCACCACGTCGGCTCCGATTCAGAACGTTCTTTCTGCTACTTCTGTAATTCAGAAATTTAGCGGCAAGAGGCCGAACATGGCGGTCATGGGATGGGACGTGTTCGCGGCTCTCAAAGAGAACGCAAACATCTATGGACGTATTCAGTATGTCGAGCGGGCCATGGTGACGAAGGATCTTCTGGCCGCACTGTTTGACCTGAATGCGGTGCATGTCGGGGCCGCGGCATACATGAATGCGGGTGAGGGCCTGGAGACTACGACTTCACAGTCGTACATTTGGGGAGCCGATTGCCTCATCGCATACATGGACGGTGTTCCTGGAATCAAGAAGCAATCTGCGGCGGTGACGTTCAGGGTGAACGAATTCGGAAAGCCGTACAGGGTAAAGAAGTGGTTCTCGCAGGACTACGACTGCGATTTCATCGAAGTTGAAACTAAGTTCGGCCCTAGGGCCGTTGCTACCAGTTGCGCGTATCTTTTCAAGACCGCCGCACTGTAGTATAATCGGGCGGTGGGGGAGCAATCCCCCGCCGTTCACATATTTTAAATTAGGAGAAACAGAATGGGACGCACGAAGGGCACATCAGAAGTAAAAATTGGAAGCGATCTTGATAGCCAGCATAAGTCAGAATATTCAAAGATTGCCGGTACCGAACAGATTAAGGTTTCTTGGCAGAATGGAGAAAAGACAAAGCACATTCAGCGCACCACGCTTGAAAATGGTGTGGTAAAAAACAAACTTGTGGGACTGACAAAGGCGGGACACGCAAAGCCTATTTTTAACATAGGGATCAAGTGAGCTATTCCACTTTAACATCAATCCTCATCATTCTTCCTGGATTACCACAGACATCATCGTCTGCTGGATATTCTGCTACTGGAGCCGTTATAACTCCGCACATTACAAGGGCGGATAATATCATTAACGGAAAGATAGCGGGTAGATATGATGTGAAGAACTTTACAACGTCGGTCCCTCCGATGCTGCAAACTATATCAGAGGACATCGCAACGTACTTTTCTTTTCGTTCCCTATTCTCGGCTGACAATCAGAATCGCAATGAATGGACAGATAAATTTCAGGATGCAATTACGCTCCTGGATGAAATCAGGGAAGGGGACGTTGACCTTGTCGATTCAAGCGGTAACGTGATTTCAGAGCGTGAGGCAACTACTACCGATGGATTAGTCGATTCAAACACGATTGACACACAATCGTTTTTTGACGTTGACGATCCGATGGACTGGAAATTTGACGATGACATGCTTGATACGGTGGAAGGCAAGCGGTGATAATGATTTCTGTCACATCGAAGGATGCAGAATCTCATATCGGAAAACTTGCAGATAGACTGCGAAACAATCAATCCCTATGGAATGTTATTGGGCAGAAATTACATTCAAATATTGTCAGAGATCATTTCAACAAAGAGGAAAACAGGAACGGCGACAAGTGGCCGAGGTGGTCAAAGAATGGAAAGACCTATTCGTCGAGGCCATGGGGACGTGGCGGGAATCAGATGCTGCGTGATAATGGAACAATGAGGAACGGAATATATTTTAAATCAGGCGGGAACAGCGCCGACATCGTTTCTCCGGTATCGTACTCAAAATTTCACCATACCGGAACACGCAAGATGCCGAAACGTGAATTTATGTTCATCCGTAAGGACGAACTTGCAAATGTCGTTTCATACATGATTCGGGAGTTATTTCGTGGCCTTTAATGCGTCATCATTCATCGGGAGTGTTGAGAATCTTGTCAGCAAGAACAATACGACCACGTCAAGTTATGACGTTTCAAGTGGCCTTGTAACAAGAGTAGTTACATTCCACAAAGGCACAAAGGATATGTTCGCGCGTCTCCCTATCCCCAAAACT